CACCACGTTGTTGTCAATGGTGGTCATCTGCACCATATCGGTCAGGGGCACCCAGCCGCCGTACTGGTGCACCTCAGCGGTCACCGTGGTCACGGTCAGGGCCTGGCCTTCCGGGGTCACGCCCTCGGTCAGGGGCGTGGTGGCCTTGGGCAGCGCGTCATACTTGCGGAACTCGATGGTCTTGCCGTTGTTGGCCGGGATGGGGTAGCTGTCGCCGAACTGGTCATGCACCAGCGCCGGCAGCGCCTGGTCGATGAGGCGGCGCTCGTAAAAGGTTTTCATCTCGGCGCTCATGCCGGAGCTGCCGGTGGTGTTCTGCAGCTGCTCGTGCGCATCCGCAAACAGCTGCAGGTTCATCTTCTTCCATTTCATGGTTTGGTCCTCCTTCAAAGGTTTATGTTCTCACACCCTCGTGTGGGAAGTCGTTACAGCGTGATCTTCTCGCCCCGGCGTGCCCTGCGTTCCAGGTCCTCCAGCTGGCGGCGGCTCATGCTGGCCACATCCACATGGGTGGTCACCGCGCCGCCGGGCCGGGTGCCGTTCTCGCCGGGTCGGCCAGCCCGCTGCTGGATGCGCGCCGCCACGCCCTGCTCCACCTTCTGGGCGGTCTGGGCTGTGGCCTGCTGCATGATGTGGTCAAAGTAGGCGGCCCGGTAAGCGTCCGGCAAGCTCACGCCCCGGCGCATCAGGTCGGCCACCTGCTCGTTGGCCAGCACCTCCTGCAGCTCAAAATCCGGGTACTGGGTCTTCAGCTGGGCGGCCTGGGCCTCCCACTGTGCCTGGATCTGGCTCACCCGCTGCTGGCGGGTTGCTTCCTGCTGCATGGCCTGCAGCTGCGCGTTGCGGGTGTTGCTGCGCTTCAGGTCGCTCTCCATCTTGTCCAGCTCCCGGGCCGTTTTCACGCTCACACCCCGCTGCTGGGCCAGGTCCTCGTAATATTTCTCGTCCTTCACGCGGCCGTTCTCCACCGCCTCGATCAGGCCGTCCATGTCATCGGTGTCCACGCCGTAGGCATTGGCCAGTGCCTGGGTCAGCCGCGCCACCTGCGGATTCTGCCGGATGTTCTCCGTGGCCTTATCAATGGCCCGCTGCATCATCTCCTGGAACACGTCGCTGTATTCGCCCTGCACCATCTCGCCAAAGGCTCTCCGGCGCTCCTCCGGGGTCTTTTCGGCCTTGGGCTCCTTGGCAGGTTCCTGGTGCTTCTCCGCTTCCGCCGGGTCACTCTCACTGCCAGAGGCCCCCTCCTTGAGGGGGCTGCCGCCCGCAGGCGGCTGGGGGAGTTTCTCCCCGCCTGCCGCCTTCCCCTTCAGCGCCCCGCTGCGCCGTGCCAGCCGCTCCTGTGCCGGCCGCAGGGCAGGCTCCTGCACCGCCGGGGCGGCCGCTTCCGCCGCACCGCCCTCTGCAGCCCCTGCGCTGCCGTCTCCGCCTTCTGCGAAATACTGCAGGTTCATCTTGCCGCTCACCATGTCCGCCAGCTTGTCAGGTTCCAGTTCCTTGGTATCGGCATACACATAGTGCACCTCCAGTTCCACGTTCTCCGGGTAGCTCTCGGCCAGGGCGTCAATGCCGTCCTGCACCAGCTCCACCCAGGCTTCCACCATGTCCTGCGTCTGGGCGGTGGGGGTGGCCTCCACCTTCATCCAGCCGTCGCCGTGGGCCACAACGCCCACAGCCAGTAAGCCCGCCCGGGCAGCTTCCACCACCTCGTTGGCCAGCGTCTGCAGCAGCACACTTACCGCCGCACACACAATGTCCTGCCCGTACTCGCCTGCGCCGGCGTGGCCCTCGGCCTTTACCTCGTAGCCGGTCACGCCGCTGGCCCACACCGTTCTTGCAACTGTCGCTCTGATCATGCCGTTTTCTCCTTTACTCCTTGTTCGGGTTGTTCGCATTCATGGCCCGCTTGGCCGCCTGTGTCGAGAGACTGTTGTTCCCTTCGCCCACCGCAGCGCCCAGGCTGTTGGTGGTGCTGCGGGTCACATTGCTGCTGCCGCTGCCGCCACCCGTGCTGCCCGCCGCCTGCGCAGCCGCTCCTGCCGCCTCGCTCACGTTGGTGCCGTTCTGCTGGTCGATGATGGCCGCCATTTTCTGCATCTGCTGCGCCATCTGCTGGAGCTGCTGGTACAGCGTGCCGTTCTCGCTCACCCGCTGGCGCACCTTCTCAATGCCTTCAAAGTCCATCATGTCCAGCGCCGCCAGGGCCGCGTCGGCGTTGGCCGGCGCAAAGAAGCCCATCTGGTAGCACTCTTTCGCCGTCTCGTTCTGAGAAAGGCGGCTGAAGGTGCTCTTCTTGGCCGCACTCACCGTGATGTCAAACACTGGCTCATGGTCGCCCAGCTGCACCCCGCCGATCTCGCCGCCCGGCACGGCCCGCAGCTGCGCCGCGCTGAAGGGGGTGTACTCGGTCTGCCCCGTCTCTCCGGTAATGCGGAACACCCGCTGCTCGTCGTAGAACTGGCGCATCAGCTCAATGATCAGGTAACACTCCTTCGCAAAGGAGCGGTACGCGCTTTTCAGCATGTCCCGGCTCAGCTTGCTGCCCGCTTCCTGCAGGGCCGCAATGGCGCTGGCCGCTGTCAGGCCGCTGGTAGTGCCTCCCTGGCTCACGTCCCGGTTGCCGCTGACCTCCTTCAGCTCGTTCACCCGGTCGTCCCGGTAGGTGATGCAGTTGCCGCTCAGCACGCTGGTCTGCAGCGGCATAAAGGTGTCGCTGTTCAGCCGCCCCACCACATGCACGATGTCCCGGCTGAAGTCCGCCAGTTCTTCCTCGTTCACCCCGGCCGAGTCGCTCACCACAAAGCGCAGTTTGCTTGCCAGTTTCACGTTCTCGTCCATGGCGTGGTTCATCTCGTCAATGGCGGTCTGGGTGTCCTTCATCACGTCGATGTACCCAAAGCCCGCCGGGCTGTCCTCTTCCATGAACAACGGGTCAAACACAAAGGGGTATTTCCCGTGGTCGTAAAAGCCCCGCTCGGCCAGGGCCGGGTCGTTCTCGCTGGCGTACAGCACCACGCCGTTGCAGTACTTGCAGTAGTGCAGCACCGGCGCGCCCTGCGGCCGGGCCTTTTTGTAGTACCAGTCCACCACCACACTCTTGCCGGTGGTGTCGAGCTGATCGTCGTGGATGTACTCGGCCACGTCCAGGCTCTTTCCGGTGTGGCCTTCCAACTGGGGGTATTTCGCCACCAGCTGCTCGTTGTCCTCCAGGCTCAGGCTGAACAGGTTCGGGCTCTCCTGAATGTCGCTCACGCCAGGGGCCCAGTACAGCATCAGCAGGTTCACGCTCTTCACGCTGATGTCGCCAAGGCCCCCTCGCAGCGTCGGGTCCCAGAACACACCCTTCACGCCGGTGCCGGTCTTGAGCTTGCGCCACCAGGTGTCGCTGTACACCTGCTCATAGTCGCACTGCTCCAAAACCACCGGGATGATCTTCGAGAGTGCCTTGGCCGTTTCTTCGTCGTCCGCCGCCCGGGGCAAAACGTTGGGCTCCGGGTAGTTGTCCATGGCGTCGGCGTGTTTGTTGGCAATGCTGTTGAACAGCCACCCGCTGGAGGGCTTGGGCTTGCCCTCCATCATCTTGTTTTCGCAGTTCTTCCAGTGTCCCATGCGGAACCACAGCTCGTTGTCCACAATGCGCTTGTCCAGCGACGCCTTGCCCGCCTTGTATTTCTGCAGGGTCTCCCCCGCCTTTGCGATCTCCTCCGGCCCGATCGCCTGTGCCGTGTCCCCGCTGTCCTCCGGGGCGCTGCCGCTCGTCGCCTGCAGGCTCGTTCCGGTCATCGGCTTCGGCTGCTGCGCTCCCAGGCTGCTCAGCATCCCGGCCCCCGCCGGGTCTTCGCTCACCCTCTGGTCCGGGTATCGCCGCAGCAGCTCCTGCAAAAGTTCTTTTCCGTCCACTCTGTCACTCCTTTTTTGCCCATTCCCAGTGGTGAGGGAGTTACACCCGCATCACATGCGTTCTGCTCTTGTGCTTGTCCAGATCCAGCGGGTCGTCCCGCAGCACCGTCTCTTTCTGGATCTGCCGCGGGCTGATGGGGTTTTCCATCAGCACATAGCGGCACTCGTCGTAGATGTGATCCTCCTGGTCGGAGTCGATATCCTCCACGTTGCTCTCGTCGTACACAAGGTTCGGGATGGTCCGGATGAAGTGTTTGCAGGTGTCAAACACCTGCAGCATGGGCCGCCCCTCGGCGTTAAAGGCCAGCCGGTAGTGCATCTGCATCTTTCCGGCAAGGCGGGTGTGGTCTCCCGGGTGCCATACCAGGTAGTACGGGTGCTTTTCCTGCATCTGGGCAATGCTCTCGCCCTGGCTCTCGTTGAAGATGGCCGGGTCCGCCACGCCCTGGATCACCCGGCCTTTCAGCATCGGGTCGTTCTCTTCCGCTTCCCTTATGCGCCGGGCCTGCTCCACCGGGTCGATCTTCAGGCCTTCGTTCGGCGTGCCGGTGCAGCCGTACAGCTCCTTGATCCGGTACAGCCTGCCATCCTCGTCCGCTGCATACCACCCCACCGAGAAGGGCCGCGAGTAGCCAAAGTCGTACCCGCGCCAGATCTTCCAGTGCGCCGGAATGCGAAACGGCTTGATGACATGGGTCCACCGCTGGTCCTCGTAGTGGGCCGGGTCGTTGCGCCACTCGGTGAACACCTGGCCGCTGAAGCTGTCCCAGCTGCCATAGAGCAGCGCCTGCTTTTCTGCCTCCGGCAGGCTTGCCAGATTGTTCAGATACCCCGGGTCATTTTTCAGCAGTGCCGGGTTGTCAAAGATGGTGGAGGGGATAAACACCCGCGTGCGCCGCAGCTTTTCCACGGTGCCGTCCGGCTTCTTCACGTCCACCAGCTGCACCATCCGGGTGCCCGGGGGTGCCGGCGTGATGAACCGGGCCTTCACCCACCCGTGGCCGATGCCGCCGGGGTTGGCCGTGGCCCGGATGTACACCTGTGTGCCCGGCCCGCTGGGGCGGTTGCGGCTCATCAGGTAGCTGTACTCTTCCCAGGTGAAGTGGGTCAGCTCGTCCACCCCGATAAAATCAAACTGCTGGCCCTGGTAGTTGTATTTGTCCTGGGACCGGAACATGCTGCCAAAATAGATCTTCGCCCCGCTGGGGAAGGTCCAGCAGTGGTTGCTGGCATTGTACCGGGCCTTGGGGAATGCGGGCTTGTAGTACTGCATGGTCTTGTCGATCAGCTCCCGCAGCTGGGGAAAGGTCTTGCGCAGGATCAATGCCCGGTAGTTCGGCACATCCACCTGCCGCAGCGCCTCGATCACCAGCGCGTCGCTCTTGCCGCCGCCGGCCGCCCCGCCGTACAGGGCCTCGTCCTCGCTGCGCCGCATAAAGGCCGCCTGCCTCGGCTGCGGCCGCCAGATGATGGGCCGGCCGTTAATCTCCTGCCGTGCCATCAAGCACCACCTCCTGCTGCTCTGCGTCGTCCTTTGCTTCCATCAGCACCGCCGGGGCAGTGCTCTGGCTGCCGCCCTCGTCCCGCGGCACCAGCGCCGCCGCATTGGCCGCAGCGTTCAAAAGCACCGTGGCCACGTTCGCCGCGTCCTTGTCGGTCATGGCCAGCGCCTCATACCGCTCCAGCTGCTTTGCCAGCTCGGTGCGCTCGCCGTCGGAGAGCTGCCGGTCATAGGTCCCAGGTGCGCTGCGCACCACAAGCCCCGTCTCCGCCGCGTCCTGCAGGTCCTCGGCCTCACTCTTGAGCAGCCCGCCGATCGCAAAGTCCCGGGCCCGGGCATCCTCGTCCAGCTTTGCCCGCAGCTTTGTGCAGATCTCGCTGGCCCGCCTGTTCTCGGCCACCCGCTGCTGCAGGTAGCCCACCTGGGCCCGGGCTCCCAGCGCCGCCCGGGCTGCGATCTCCCGCGCTGCCTGGGCTCTGGCCTCGGCAAACACCCCGTCCGGCTTTCCGGCCTCCTCGGCCATCCAGCTGCGGATGGTGCTCTCCGGCACGCCGTACTTCCGGGCCACTGCGCAGATGGAGTTGGAACCGATCATGGCCATCACCACCTCGGCCCGTACCTTGGCCGGGTACTTTTTCCCGCGCCCCTGTCGGCCCGGCACGGTATTTTTGCAGTATTTCCGCTGTGCCATCCCAGGCCCTCCCTCTGTGCTCATGGTTCCAGTCTATCGCAAACCGCTGCACAAAAAACCTCCGGACTTTTTCGACAGCACAAAAAGGCCGCGCGCCGCAGCGCTCAGCCAT